CCTACCATTTTATATTTTATCGCTACTCCCCTATATATTGCTACAAACTATACATTAAGTCATACACAAACACGCTTTACATACGCCATAACTTATGCCCAATTGCCATATGGGCTGTAACCCCCCGACGTATGGTCTTATACAACAGAGAACAAAAGAAGGAGGAGGCTTGCGCCTCGCTCCCGCTCTCTCAGTAGGGTATCTGTTCGATCAGTCCTGTGATCACGAAGATAGCGATGACCATCAGGATAGTCTGCTTCCAAGTAAGTTCCATTGTGGTTCCCTTCGTTGAGGTGGGAGAGGCTCTCGCCTCTCCCGTTGTCTCAGGCTTCCGTCATCTTGAGTTTGTATTTGATCTCTATCCTTGCGAGTATCGCTTGCTTGCGCTTGCGTTCTACTCTGATCTCGACGGTCCGCCATTTTCCGTCTCTCTTGAAGCGGTGGTAGAGTGTTTCGTACTTCATTGTCGTTTTCCCTTGGGTTGTGAGGGCGGCGACCACCGCCGCCCTCTTGTTTGGATCAGAACAACTTCGTTCCGCTTGTCTTGACTTCCGAGTCTTTCAAGACCTTGATGCCCGTCAAGCTATCCGTCTTGATGTACATCGCGCCGCCGCCCTGCGGTGGGGCCGAGACCTTGAGGTGTCCGACCAATTCCTTAACCGAGGACTTGACCGAGGTAACCTTGAGGGCCGAGAACGTACCCTTTTCGGAAATCCGCTCGGCAACCACTTCGATCACGAAAGTAATCGGGGTAATGGAAACCTTGCGAGCCGCAACCGTATTGTTGTCCGACATGGTAGTAATCCTTCTTTAGTTGTCAAAGAGCCTGTCGGCGGGTCATTCCGTCGACAATCAAATACTCGCATAACTTGCCGAGAATGTCAAGTTCCCTTGTTTCCCTTGGGCTTTAGCCTTGCCTTGCTTCGGCTTGCTTGTGCATCGGGCTTGGCAGAGGGGGGTACATGGACTGGAGTTTCGAAGCCCCCCCGCATGGATAGTAAACCGCTTAAAACGAGACCCTAAAAACCAACGTGTAAAGTTTCACACCCCCAGTTGACTCGGTTCACCTGACAGACTAAGGCTCCATTATGGACACACTGCCATTGAACTATACCAAGTGGTCAGATAGACTGGCCTTCGACGTAGCCCTGCTGCTCGAAGGCAGCGGCGAGTCATTGGATGAAGTTGTCGAACGCCACAAGATCGCAACCTCCGACATCATCACGTTCAACAAAGACCCCGTGTTCCTCAAGAAGGTGGAGCACTACCGTGGAGAAATCCGCGACAAGGGACTTACCTTCAAGATGAAGGCCCGAGCTCAGGCTGAGGAACTCTTGAAAACATCTTGGGTATTGATCCACAGCCCAGACGTTAGCGCCGCTGTGAAGGCCGACCTGATCAAGTCAACGGTCAAGTGGGCTGGTCTGGAGCCCAAGGGTGAGGTATCTCAAGAAGGCACAGGTGGTGTTCGCATCACGATCAATCTCGGAAACCAAGAGCACACAGCCAAGGTGATCGAACATGAGCCTGAGTATGCAGAGATTGAGTAGTGCCGTGAAGTGCAGGCAACTGGAGAAGTTGCTGACCGAGAAATCTATTTCGTACCAAACCAAGGTGACTAAGAAGCGCAGGAAGAAACCACCGTCGTACATAGTTACGATATTTTCAGCAGAAGGAGGCTAGTATGGAAGGTTATATCGGAGAAGTGCGGGAGTTTGCTGGTAGTTTTGCTCCGCATAACTGGGCATCGTGTGACGGACAGACCCTTGATGTTGCGACTTACACTCCCTTGTTTGCCATCATTGGTACAATTTACGGTGGCGACGGTATCCACAATTTCAAGTTGCCTGATCTTCGCCCGCCGAATGATTGGGGTACGAAAGTGCATGGCTGGGAGATCGGTCAGCCTAGCAAAATCATCTGCATCATGGGTATCTTCCCGGATCGTTCATAAATGTCCTTAGATATCAACTATACACCGCCGCCAACTGGCGCTAAGTTCATGCAGTCTGATGTCAAGATGCGTGTACTGATGGGTCCAGTGGGCTCGGGCAAGTCGGTGACCTGCTCGTTTGAGATCGTCCGCAGGGCGTCGGCACAGGTTCCCAACAGCCAAGGGATTCGCAAGACACGGTTCGCTGTGGTCCGCGAGACTGCCCGCCAGTTGCAGGATACGACGATCAAGACGTTTCTAGACTGGTTCCCGCCCGGTGTGTGCGGGGACTACATGCGGACTACCAAGACGTACTTCTTCAAGATCGGGGATGTCGAGTGCGAGATTATGTTCAGAGCACTGGACGACGCGGATGACGTAGCCAACCTGAACTCGCTGGAACTTACTGGTGCATGGTTTAACGAGTGTCGTGACATCCACCCCGACATCATAGACGCGATGTCAAAGCGCATTGGACGCTTCCCGTCTAAGAAAGACGGGGGGCCGACGTGGCATGGGATGTGGGGGGATACGAACCCGCCGACTATGGATACGTGGTGGTACTACCAGATGGAGGGGCTTGATCACAAGGATGGTGTGTCACCTAATAACAACGGGTGGGATGTATTCAAGCAGCCGTCGGGTAGATCGGCCTACGCGGAGAACGTCGAGAACCTGCCGGATGAGTACTATGACACGCAGGGGCGGTCAGATGAGTACGTCAGAGTCTATATTGACGGTGAGTATGGGCTGAGTTCTGCGGGGACGCCTGTCTATAAGTACTTCAAACCTGACTATCACATGGGGAAAGCGACACTCCGGCATATAAATAACGGCATTCGGCCTATAATTATCGGTATGGACCTCGGGTTGACACCCGCTGCGGTGTTCGGACAGCAAGACCCGCGTGGTCGAGCACTGATTTTGGACGAGGCAGTGAGCTTCGACATGGGTATTCAGCGGTTTGTGCGTACAGTTTTGAAGCCCATCATCCATGAACGCTTCCCCGGATGCCAGATTATGGTGGTAACTGACCCAGCGGGGGTACAAAGGGCGCAAACTGACGAGAGAAGTGCTGTAGATATCATCAAAGCCGAGGGTTTTAGGGTAATTCCGGCTAAAACCAACAACATTTCGGCCCGAGTCAACGCAGTTGATGACTTTTTGATGCGTCAAGTGGACGGAGACCCTGCATTTCTGGTTGATCCGAGGTGTACTAGGCTGAAATCAGCCATGATGGGGGGTTATAGGTTCCATGCCAAGAACGAAACCATCGATAAGAACAAACATTCGCACGTTGCGGAGGCTTTACAGTACTTAATGCTGCATATTACGTCTGGCGGGGACTCATCTCAGCTATCCAGACGGCGTGAGATCAAGACTGTTGCGGCACTTGGGTGGACATGATATATACCGCCTGCCGGTCCCTCCCTTCCGGCCACCTCCCCCCCGGGTTGAGTGCTGATGACACTCCCCGGGGGTTTTTTTCGCTACTTGCGTGTAGATTTGTTTCTGTGTATATGTCGTGAGACATGTAGCTGGGGAGATTGCTATGAAGAAGTCCGGTTCGCCCACCAAACCTTATATGTGTACTTCGGATAACCCGAAGATGCACAGCTCCAACATGGGTAAGGGGCAAGGCAAGGGTTACTACAACGGTGGTCTAGTGCTAGCCCAGTTGGATACCGGTGGGTTCGTGCCACTTCCCCCAACAGGTCGGTTCATTGGTACTCCTAACGCTCCTATGCCCCCAGTTCGACCTAAACCTCCGGCAATGTCACAGCCATTCGGGCCTACACTGAACTCTCCACCTGCGGGTAGGTTTACCCCTCCCGCTGTAGGCGGTATGCAGATGGTGCCTTCTAGACCCGCTCCCGCTGTAGGCGGTATGCAGGTAATGCCCCCTAAAACCGGTCCTCGTCCTGATTATAACAATCGTCAGATGAATGTCTTACCTCCTGTCGTTCGTACTCCTGCCCCAATGACGGTTAATGAGTATGTGAAGCAGCGTAAAATTCCAGATAAGAGGGCTTAACCGTAATGGCTGGACTTTCGATTCTCAGAGTTGTTAGTAATTCCGAGCTTGTTAAGCAAGAGAAGGATCGTATTAACAAAGAAGTTCAGGATCGTCAGAACAGTCCCCTCATTCTTGGTATATCGTCTTATCTCCGTGAGTGCTGGGATGCTGCCAAGATTGCGAAGCAGCCTCTTGAGTTGAAAATGCTCAAGGCTATGCGTCAGCGTAACGGTGAGTATGAGGCAGATAAACTTGCAGCCATCCAAACTCAGGGTGGGTCTGAAGTCTACATGATGATCACTGAGGTTAAGTGTAGGGCTGCTGAGAGCTGGCTACGCGACATCCTGCTTGATACAGGTACTCCCCCTTGGGATATCAAGCCTACGCCGCTCCCTGAGTTATCTCCTGTTCAAGCCAAAGAGATCGAGTCCATCTTTGCTGATGCGGTTATGGAGATACTGAAGTCCGAGGATCGTGCTCCTACTCGCGATGAAATCTCCCAGCTAAAAGAGATGGTGGCTCAGGACTATAGGTTCCGTGTTCTGCATGAGGCTCAGACCCGTGCGGACAAGATGAACTTGAAAATCTCTGATCAGTTTGCCGAAGGCGGCTGGTCTGAAGCCTTTAACGATTTTATTACTGACCTTGTTACTTACCCTTGTGCGTTTATCAAAGGGCCAGTTGTACGTAGGCAGCGTGTCCTAGGTTGGACTCAGGATGAGTTTGGTAAGACGGTCGCTGCTCCAACAGAGCGCATTGCGCCTGAGTATGAGCGCGTAGACCCGTTCAGAATCTTTCCAGAGCCGGGTGTGTCTAACCTGAATGACGGGTATATCTTCGAGCATCACCGCCTAACCCGTATGGATTTGGCTGATCTTATCGGTGTTCCGGGGTATGACGACAACTCCATCAAGGCCGCTCTTGAGAACGGGAATGCTTCCTCTTGGGTTAATGTATCCTTCGAGTTTCAGAAGGAACAGGAAGAGCACAAGTTCAATACGACACTTCGGCCTACCGAGATGTTCGACGCCCTTGAGTTCTGGGGTAAGGTAAGCGGGCAGATGCTGCTTGACTGGGGTCTTACAGAAGATGATGTCCCAGATGAGTCGAAAGAGTATGATGCCAATGTGTGGGTAGTGGGCAACCATGTCATCAAGGCCGTACTGAACTACGACCCGCTAGGTGAGAAGCCATACGCCAAAACCTCGTTTATCAAATGCCCCGGCGCGTTCTGGGGCAAGGGTATTCCAGAGATCATCGAAGATATCCAGAATGTTTGTAACGCAGCAGCCCGTGCTCTTGTGAACAACATGGGCATCTCGTCTGGCCCACAGGTTGAAATTAACATAGATCGTATTCCTCCGAACGAGGACATCACCCAGATTCACCCGTGGAAGGTTTGGCAGGTACTGAATGATCCTGTCGGATCGAGTGCGCCTGCTGTGCGGTTCTCACAGCCAGATGATAATGCGACTACGCTCGTTGCTGTGTACGATAAGTTCTCACGACTGGCTGATGAGCACTCCGGTATTCCTGCGTATCTGTACGGTGATCTTAACGTGCAGGGGGCTGGTCGCACATCGTCTGGTCTGTCTATGCTCATGGGCAGCGCCGGTAAGGGCATCCGCCAAGTCGTTATGCACATCGACGCCGACATAGTTAAGCCGATAGTCAAGCGTCAGTATATCTACAATATGCGTTACGATCCTGATGAAAGCATCAAGGGTGATGTCATTATCCTGCCTCGCGGTGCAATCAATCTCGCATCTAAGGAGACAATGAATGTTCGCAGACTTGAGTTTCTCAATGCTACGTCGAACCCTGTCGATATGGAAATCATCGGTAAAGATGGGCGGGCTGCTATTATTAGAGAAGTTTCTCGAAGCCTGCAGATGCCTATGGACGAAATTGTCCCGTCTTCTGAAAAGATGGACTACAATGATCGGATGAAGGCTAAAGTAGCCGTAGCTCAGGCTAGCCAGCCAGAACAACAAGCCGGTATATCGGCTCCAAAACCTACTCCTACCCAACCTGATGGAAGCCCAAAGGGCGGTATGGACGCTAACTTAGTAGCAAATAGAGCAGTGGGGGTTAATCGATGATTCGCCCAGATGCTCAGGTTATCAAGGCTTTCGCGCTTATGGTTAGGCAGCACCCAGACGTACTGACCTATCTCCAAGCGTGGAGAGCCCACGAACTTGAGAATCTACCATTTGCGCTAGCAAACTCGGCAATTTCACAGGGGCGTTGCCAAGTCCTAGGCGAGCTTGTAAAGTTCGCACAAGAAGCACCTGACCTAGCGGCTAAAAAGCCGACTAGTTAACACGCACACCGGATAGGAGCGTACCTAATGGCACTACCAGAACAGATTCGCAAACAGAGTGAGGCAGTACAGGAATTGTACAAGCAACTTGGCGCTGAGGATAGCGGAGCAGACACCACATCTGCCTCCGACGAAAACTCTTCGACGGGTGACAATGCTGGTACACAGGCTGACAGCGCCGACACTTCAGTTAGTTCTGTTGACCAATCTACGGAGAAGAACGAGCGTAGCACCGTAGATGGCCCGAGTTCAGAAAGTTACGAGCAACAGTGGCGTTCCCTGCAAGGTATGTATAACGCTACGAACAACCGCCTACAGTCTGTTACGGAGACTAATAAAGAGTATCAATCTAGAATTGCTCAGATGGAGCAGCTTCTCGCTTCGTTATCAACAGTCCCATCCAATACCGCTCCGATTATGGCTAATCAGAATCTTGTCTCTGAGTCAGATCGTAATGATTACGGTGAGTCCATTGATGTGATGCGTAAGGTTTCTCGTGAAGAGCTTTACCCTGTGGCTGCTAAGATTGCTTCTATCGAAGCAACCATCAACCAGCTTGCAGCTAGCTTGAATACTTCAGTACTTCCTCAGGTTCAACGGGTTGCCCACCAGCAGGCCATGAGTTCTGAAGAGAGGTTCTGGACGGCTTTGTCTAACTCCGTACCGAATTGGCAACAGATCAATAACGATTCTGGCTTTCAGGGTTGGTTGTTGTCTATTGATCCTTTGACTGGAATTTCACGTCAGACATACTTGGAGCAAGCGCAGAACTCCTTGGATGTTAACCGTGTGGCAGCGTTCTTCCAATCGTACTCTGAATCGTCCGGTAAGTTTCTTGCCGACGCTAATGCTCAACCTAATCGGTCTGCAGTATCCTCTCAACTTGAGAAGCAGGTTAATCCGGGTCGCTCTAAAGGCGGTTCACCTCCTGCAACTCAGAATGCCAAGACATACACCGCCGCTGACATAACCGACTTTTTCAATAAAGTCCGTCAAGGTGTGTATCGTGGTAAAGAGGACGAACGCGACCGTATTGAACGCGACATCTTCGCTGCACAGCGGGATGGACGCATTGTCGTAAACGGTTAACTAGGAGTTAAGCTCATGGCTTTTTCAGTCGCAGCAGGTCGCCCGCAGTATTCGGGCAACTTCATTCCCGAAATCTGGTCGGGCAAACTTATCCAGAACTTCTACGATGCAACGGTCCTCTCAGCCGTCTCCAATACGGATTACGAGGGTGAGATTCGTCAGTACGGTGATACGGTCAACATCCGTACTACCCCTGAGATCACCATCTCGACATACGTAAAGGGTCAGACTCTTGCAGTTCAGAGTCCAGAGAAGGCCAAGTTGCAGCTTATGATCGACAAAGGCGAGTACTTTGCCTGCATCGAAGACGATGTTGATAAAGTTCAGGCTGACATCGCGATGATGGATACTTGGTCGAAGGACGCCTCCGAGCGTATGAAGATCAAGATCGATACCCGCGTTCTCACTGACCTGCTCCCAGATATTGCTGCGGCTAACAAAGGCAACACCGCCGGTCGTATCACTGGTAACATCGATCTTGGTTCGACTGGTACTGCATTTGCGCTTACGAAGGCTAATGTTCTGGACTACATCGTTGACATGGGCGTTGTTCTTGACGAAGCCAATGCTCCTGAGTCGGATCGCTTCCTTATTATCCCTGCCAAGATGGCTGGTTTTATTAAGAAGTCTGACCTCAAGGATGCTTCGATCACTGGCGACAGTTCGTCGGTATTGCGTAATGGTCGTATCGGCATGATCGACCGCTTTATGCTCTACACAAGCCATAACTTGGCTGTCTCATCCGGTAAGTTCAGCCTCATCGCTGGTCACAAGATGGGCTTCACATTTGCTTCGCAGATGACAAACATGGAAACCATTCGCTCTGAATCAACCTTCGGCAATATTGTCCGTGGTCTTCAGGTCTATGGCTACAAGGTTGTCAAGCCTGAGGCTTTGGTTCAGGGCGTTGTCACGCTTGCCTAATTAGAAGGGGGGTAACACCCCCTTTTTTCCCCTTGTCATCTTTCACGGAGTAATTATCATGGCTACTTATACCACCGCAATCGGCTTCAACGCCGGTTCAGCCGCTCTTCCAGCGGATTCGCTTAATAAAGTCCACCGGGTTGAGATTCTTCTCGACTTTCCGAAGATCATTGCTGCTCGCGCAGCAGCCGGTCTCACAGCACTCGCTGCCTCTGACGTCTTGGAAATTCTTCCAGTCCCAGCAGGTTCGATTGTGTCTAACGTAGGCATGGTTGTGACCACCGCTGCGGGTCTTACCAGCACGTTGTCGATTGGTGACGGCTCTGCCGCCGCTGGTTATCTTGCTGCTACGTCGGTCAATGCTACCGGTACTTCGGGTGGCGTTCCTGTCCTCGCGTCTGGCGCATTCGCCCCAACGCTCTCGGGCGGTAAGGCTTACGCGGCTGCTGATACGATTGACGTGACCCTCGGCACTGCGGTTCCTGCAGCCGCTGTTGTCCGCGTGTTTGCAGTACTCATCGATCTCAACTAATACAGATAGGGGGGCATAAGCCCCCCTTCTTGCATAGGAGAATAATATGTCAAACGTAACAGCAAAGCACGTTGATGCAACCGGTACTATGCTTACTGGGCGCTACAATTTACGCGGCTATCACACAATAAGCGGCGGTACTGCCGGTGATGTTATCTTCCGCGATGGCGGTTCAGGCGGCACTATCAAATTGCAGTTCAATATCGGCACTGGTACGCAGCCTATTGTGATGCCAATCCCTGCTGACGGTATCTTATTTGCCACCGATATACATGTAACGCTACCAGCTACGGCAAAAACCACTGTATTTGTTGAGTCTGTGTAATGGCTAAGACACCCGCATGGCAGCGCAAAGAAGGTAAGAACCCTAGTGGCGGTCTTAATGCCAAGGGTAGAGCCTCCTATAATGCGGCTAATCCCGGTAAGCCGGGGTTAAAACCACCACAGCCCGAGGGCGGCTCGCGTAAAGATTCTTTCTGTGCTAGGATGACTGGCATGAAGAGAAAGTTAACTTCTGCTAAGACGGCAAACGATCCTAACTCTCGTATCAATAAGTCTCTCAGAGCATGGAACTGCTAAGATGCCAAAATCTAAAGTTAACGCAGCAGGTAACTACACTAAACCAACGATGCGTAAGCGCATATTTAATGAGATTAAAGCTGCTGCGGTACAAGGTACCGGTGCAGGCGAATGGTCGGCTCGTAAGGCACAGCTTCTTGCGAAGCGGTATAAAGACGCTGGAGGAGGGTACAAATCATGAGCAAGAGTGCAACTCATTATCTACCTGACGGGAAAGTCTATAAAGGTGCAATGCACAAGACTAACGGAAAACTGATGAGCGGCGCAAAGCACTCAGCGGCAAGCAAACCATTGAGCCACACACCTATGAAGAAAAAGAAATGAAAGCCCCTCAAAAATCCTTAAAAGACTGGGGAGATCAGAAATGGCGTACCAAGTCTGGAAAGCCGTCTTCTAAGACAGGAGAGCGGTATCTACCAGAAGCTGCAATTAAGGCGTTGTCTCCTGCGGAGTATGCAGCTACAACTGCAGCGAAACGTAAAGGTACAAAAGAAGGCAAGCAGTTTGTAAAACAACCCAAGAGTATTGCTGCTAAGACATCCGGCTACAGGTGAAGTGAAAGGGATTAACAGATGCCTAGATTTCTACGTAATAAACGCGACGGCTTTATCTACGACTGGAACCCAATTCTTGCAGAGAACGCAATCTGTGAGGAAGTAACTGAGGAAGAGGCTTTCCCAGAAAACTTCATCCCTAAGGCCCAGAAAGGTCGCAAGTCTAAGATCGATCTATCGACCGAGGATATTCCTGAAGAGCCTGCAGTTGAGAATACAGAATTAGGCATCGAAGCTAGTCGAGGACTGTAAACATGATACTCGCAGATGTGATCACCGAAGTTAGGAAGATGCTGCAGGATACGAGTACTGACGCGGCTCTTCAACGGTATTCGGATGCAACACTTCTAGGGTTTGCCAATCAGACTCTGAAGCGTATAGCCCTTCTGCGCCCAGATTTGTTTGCACTTATCGGAGAGATTCCTTGCACAACCAATGCGACGCTGCAGTCAGCACCGTCCGATTCCATCAGGATTATGGAAATCTTCAGGATCAAAGACGGTCCCGGTATACGCGAGACCAATAGGGAGATTCTGGATCAGACATACCCTGAATGGGTTACAGAAGCAGCCGGTGCTTGTATTAGCTGGATGCGCCATGTTCGTAACCCCAATCGATTCTTTATCTACCCACAGTCCACTAGTGGGCAGATTCTCATCGGTGAGTACTGCCAGACGCCGCCAAATTATGCATCAGCGACGACTGTAGCTCTTCTCCCCGATGGGTACTTCCCCGTTGTGGTTGACGGTACTATATTCCTTGCAGAGTCTATTGATAATGAACATGTCAATTCTAACCGTGCTCAACTTTTCCAGCAGTCTTTCATACAAACTCTGACTACTTCCTTCCAAGCCAGATCAGTTACAGATACAGAAGAAGCTGGACTAACTAAGAAGGAAGTTGTGTAATGGCTACACGGACCTTTATCTCTCTTGAAAACAAATTGTCACCTAGTGTTCCGGGGTGTCCTAGACCTACTATCCAACAGTACGTCAGAGATGCGGCGATAGAGGTCTGTGAGAGAACACTCGTATGGCGTTACGAACAGCCTCTTGTTCGGCTTACTCCCGGCGTGTACGAGTATGAGTACGAGACTCCAACTGATTCTGAGGTTGTGGCTGTTATTCATGCCGCAGTGAACGGTTCTAAAATATCAGCGAAGTCTCAGGATGAGATACACAGGGTGTACCCAGACTGGCCTTCTGCTGACACTACGGTTCGATCTACCCCACGATTCATTTCGCAGTTCGACCCAGATCATTTTATTATTGTGCCTGTACCGGACTCATCCGTTGCCTACGACATTAAGATGTTTCTGGCTTTGAGGCCAACGCCAGACTCAACAGGCATGGACAAGACAGCATTCGATGAGTGCGAGCAGCTTATCATGCACGGCGCGTTACAACATTTGCTGGTGCTGCCTAATAAGTCATGGACAGATAGAGACCTTGCTACTTATCATGCCAAGCAGTACTCCTACAAAACTGCTAGTCGTAGGGCAAAGGCTAGTTTAGGTGTTGCTAGAGCATCACTTACCGTACAAATGCGTCCGTTTGCATAGGTGTTAGCATGTCAGATGTTATTAAATTAGTCCAAGGCGATACGCTTCCAGAGATTTTTCTCACTCTGACGAATGAGACAACGGGTGCTGCTATCAATGTATCCAGTGGAACCATATCGATAGCAGTTAAATTTAGACTGGCTGGCGCTACGACTACATTGTCTACAATACCATGCACAAAGACTGATGCCGTTAACGGGATTGTAGCGTTTGACTTCGGCAACGGTGAACTAGCTACTGTTGACCCCGGTATGTACGAGGGGGAGATAGCCATTACTACTGGTAGTGATGTTCAAACTGTGTACGATCTTCTTCGCTTTAGGGTGCGTGAGCAGTTTGCATGAGCAGTATAAAGGTAGCAGTCAGCGTAGTTAATTCTTCCGGCATTCTGGCAGAAGTAAGTATAGCTTCTGGTAATAATTTTACTGTTGCTGCTACCTATGAACCAACGATAGCGTCTCTTTCTTACGCTCTTATAAAAGCTGATGTATTCAATCCGTTTATCCTGTCTGATACTGCTAGTACATCGGAAGTTGTTCTGCGACATCCTAAACCGGTATACTCTGATTCAACGGTAACATCCGAGATATTTGTTAAATCTATTATAACGCCGGATGTTTCTGATTCTGTTGTAGCGGCTGACCTATTTGCCTCAACACTGGTTAAGAATGTAGACTTTGACACAGCCACAGCACAGGTTGATTCCGAACCAGTGACAACTTCAGAGGTGTTTGTCCCTATACTAAACGCTCTGGACTCCTACGCGTTTAATGGGTATAGCTTTAATAGCGCAAGTTTGAACTAAGAGGTTTGTTATGGCTAAAGATTTTGTAAAAGCTGAAGGCAAAGTTACTCTTGTGCTGACTGGCCCAGATGGGGCAGTGAAAGAAACACAAGAAGTAAAAAACCTCGTTGTCCAAACCGGGTTGAACTATATTGCTTCCCGTATGAAGGACGCCACTGCGACAGTAATGACGCATATAGAAGTTGGCACGTCATCCACTCCCGCGATTCTTGCTCAAACTGCCTTAGTTGCCGCCGTAGCATCCAGTAGAACGATTCTTACAAGTACTACTGTAACAACTACTTCCGTTGCCTATGCCTGCACATTCGGAGCAGGTGTCGGTACAGGTGCTCTTACAGAAGCCGGTATCTTCGATGCTTCTTCAGCCGGTACTATGTTATGTCGGACTGTGTTCTCTGTCATCAACAAAGGCGCAGCCGATACCTTGACTATAACGTGGACCATAGCAGTGAGTTAACATGGCTATTTTAGTCGCAAATAACGCAACTAGTTATCTAGCTGGCACTCTTACAGCAGTAGCCACTAGTCTCACCGTATCGAGTGGGACGGGTACAATATTTCCAACTCTGTCCGGCGGTGACGTATTCTATGTGACGTTGACAAATGCCTCGAACCAGAACGAGATTGTGAGTGTAACAGCCAAGGCTACTGACACTTTTACGATTGTCCGCGCACAAGATGGCACTTCTGCGCTACCCTTTGCGATTGGTGATAAGGTAGAACTTAGGGTCATAAAAGTAGTATTTGACGATAAAGCCTCACTCACCAACAATCAAACTTTCTCCGGGCTCAATACGTTTACAACTCCATCTCTCATAACTCCAATCATTGGGTCTGCTGGTTTTACTCTAAATGGTTCTACTTCCGGTACAACTGTCGTAAAGGCGAATGCAACTGCCGGGGGCTGGACGCTTACTTTGCCATCTTCTGCTGGTACAGTTAATTATGTTCTGTCTACTGACGGCAGTGGGAATACTTCGTGGGTGGTACAATCTGGCGGCGGCGGTGCTGAAGGCGGGGGTACAGATGAAATTTTTTATGAGAATGATCAGACGGTGACAACGAGCTACGCGATCAGCAACAACAAAAATGCAGGAACTTTTGGCCCGATTACCATTAGCAGCAGCGCCACGGTCACAGTTCCTTCCGGTAGCACATGGAGTATTGTCTGATGCCTATATCACTCAACGGAGCAACATCTGGGTCGGTGCTAATAACCGCCCCTGCTGTAGCCGGGACCACCACACTCACGTTACCTGCTGTGACCGGTACTCTCATATCCGGCACACAACCATCTGGCACGATTGTTGGAACAACTGATACGCAAACGCTTACAAGTAAAACACTGACTAACCCGAGCATCAATGACTACACTGAAGGCGTTACAGCTATTGGTAATTCAGGAACAACACAGACCTTATCTTTGGCGGCTGGAACTGTTCAGACAGTAACTATGACGGGCAACTGCACCTTTACCATGCCAACAGCAACGGCGGGTAAGTCTTTCATTCTGATAGCAACGCAAGATGGCACTGGCTCACGTACTGCAACATTCACATCGGTAAAATTTCCCAATGGGGCAGCACCAACATTGACCACAACAGCTACAACGGGACGTGATATTCTTACGTTTGTTTCTGATGGCACGAATTGGTATGGCACAATAGCACAGGCGTTTGCATAATGTTTGCAGCAAAAGGTGAACTTTTTACTAGACCAAGCGGATACCAGATCAGCC